ATTAAGAACAAAGGAGATATCAGATGTTACTTACGCTACTCTTGGTTCTATTATCAAGGAAACACAAACCCTTCGGAAAATGGGCGTCACAAAAGTTATCATTGATGAATGTGATAGATATCCAAGAAAATCAGAAGGATTACTTAGAAGATTCATAACAGGATTGCGAGCAACCCATGTACTTGGTCTTACCGCAACCCCGTTAAAACTACAAACTAATATGGGCGAGGATGGACCGTATTCAAAATTGGTAATGCTAACCAATTGGAGTAAACACGGTACATTTTTCAAACATATTCTTCATGTTGCTCAAATTCAAGAAATGGTAGAACTTGGATATTGGTCACCCTTAGAATATCAATCATATGATTTTGATACAGGAAAACTAATCTATAATTCTACAAGAGCAGATTGGACTTCAAAATCAATGGAAAAGGCGTATGAACACCAAAACATTGAGAAAAAGATAATTGATAAGATTGAAGAAGTTAGTGATAGAAAAGCTATTTTGGTAGCAGTTCCAAGTATTGATCAAGCAACTCGAATTGCAGGTAAAGTACCAAACGCAGCAGTGGTTCATGGTGCTACAAAAAAGAAAGAACGTGATAGGATAGTAGAAGAATTCAAATCAGGTAAAATTAGGGTAGTTGTTCAGGTGGATGTTCTTACGGTAGGATTCGATTACCCGATGTTAGATTGTATCATTACAGGTAGACCTACATCATCTATATCATGGTGGTATCAATTTGTTGGTAGAGTAACACGTATTCACCCTGATAAGGAAAATGGATTGGTAATTGATTTTGTAGGTTCTACACAACGATTTGGTAAGGTAGAAGAACTTTATTATGCAGAACATAAAGATGAATGGGAATTATATGGTGAAGGTAAAAAACAACTTACAGGATTACCAATGCACCAAATTGGATTACACTTGGAAGGTGGCATCAACGTTGGTAAAAATATAGATAAAGATGGTTTAGAGAAAAAGGTAGTAATGCCATTCGGTAAATATAAAGGAAAGGAAGTTCGAGAAGTGCCCGTACATTATAGAGAATGGATGTTAAAAAACTTTGATTGGGCTTTTTGGAATCAACATATTAAGGAAGAAATTGAACGTTTACAACAATATCAAAAATTATGAGAGAACAATTAATTAAGCAAATTATTGAACTAAAACAAAAGCCACAAACACCAAGAACAAAGTTGGCAATACAAAAACTCCAACAACTATTAGATGAACAAAAGGAAGTTTAGGGGTATAATATGGAGTTTATATTGTATGTGTTAATACTATTACTTGCGTGTATTCTGATTGCTAAAATGGAAAAATATTTAAAAAAATAAAAATTATGTTATCATACTATAAGTTGGTTACGGATGAGAAGAAATTAAAAGTACCCGTTCAACCAAGAGAACTTACAAAAGATGAAGTTAATACAATTACGGAAATCTTAACTAATGAATTAGAAAAACGAGATGGATTTGGATTATCCACAAATCAATTAGGTATTACAGATATACGAGCGTGTATTATTAATGTAGTAGAACCTTTGGTATTAATTAATCCAAGAATAGTGGAAAAATCTAAAGAGAAAAGCGTTTATGTTGAATCTTGTTTATCTTTACCAAAAACTATGCAGAAAGCGGTTCAGACAGTTCGTCATAATTCGGTAATCATTGAATGTGATAATTTAGGAAAGATTGAGTTTGGACCCGATTCACCTAATGGCTGGGAAGATTCACAAGATTTTTGGAAAGATGCCGGAATGTTAGAATCTGTATGTGCCCAACATGAATTAGACCATCTAAACGGTAAACTTATTACTGATAAGGATGTAAGGTTTGATAGAACGGTTCGTTCTAAAAAGAAATACGGAAGAAACGAACGAGTAATGGTTAAGTTACCTGATGGTAAAACCGAATTTATGAAATATAAAAAAGCAATTCCATTCTTAGAGTTTGGAGCAGAAATACTATAAGATATGTTAGATAAAGAAAGAATAGAAGGAATGATAGATGCGTTATCAACTGGAATCAAGGATAATACCGTAAATGTAAGTGCATTGGTAGAACTTCTTGTTGATAAGAAAATGATAACAATGAAAGAATACCAAAAATTTCGTATGCAAGAAGATGCTAAGATGGATGCCATGATTGAGAAAGCAATGAATGAATTGCAAGAATTAATCAAAAGAGAAGATAAAAAATCAATATTAGACCACGATGAAGATAAAATTCAGAGTGAAATTGATGAAATCCTCAAACAATATGGAGGAAAGTTAGGAAGTGCAGGAGATGCATAAGAAAAAAATGTTAAAAATGTTAAAATTTTTGGATTTTAGCATAATTTTTCGTATATTACATAGTAATAACAATTTGAAACGTGATGTCACGAAGAAGATTAATGTTGATTTTGGTATTATTTTTGTTACCTGTTAGTAGTGTAACTCATGCCGAAGGAAACAAAGACATAAAATTTAAAACTGTAAAACATAAAACTATAAACCATAACAAACCTACACTTGATGATTTTTTGAATCGGATGGGGTTTTTGGAAAGTAGTAATAATTATCATAAAGTAAATACTTTAGGATATTTAGGTAAGTATCAATTTGGTAAATCCACCCTTGAAACATTAGGATACGGGGATATACCCACAGAAGAATTTGTAAATTCTCCTAAATTGCAGGAGAAAATAATGATAAAGAACTTAAAGTTTAATAGAAAAGTTCTTGAAAAATATATCAAAGAATACGAAGGACAGTGTGTTGGTGGAGTAATTATTTCTGAAAGTGCTTTGTTAGCAGCAGCTCACTTAGCAGGAGCAGGGAATGTAATCAAATACCTTTGTGAGGGGTATAATCCACAAGATTCCTATGGTACTAAATTATCTGATTACCTAATACAATTTACTGATTATGAATTGAAATTAGATTAACATGGAATTATTAACGGGAACAAATATTTTAATAGTAGTCCTTTCTGCTTTATGTATCGTATTATTTATTGGGATTCGTAATCTTCTAAAACAAAATGAACAATTAGAAGATATGTTAAACGAATCAAATTTAGATATTATAGGTACTCGAACTCTAGTCCAAAGAACTCTGAATACAATGCAAGATATTGATTCAAGAGGTGCATTCGAATCCGATGATGAAGTTGGTGTAGTTTTTAGTGAACTAAAAAATGCAGTTGAACAATTAAACAAGCGGATTAGTGAATACGATGGCGGAACAAGAGAAAAAGACTCCTAATAGAAGAAAAAGAAGAAAAAAATCGAAAATGTATTTTGGGAAACCTGCCCAAGATGCAATTATCGAGTACAATAAATGTAAAGATCCAATTGAACGAAATCGGATTTACGAAGAACGTATTAAGTACCCTTTTGAGAAATTGGCAGAAAATGTAATGAACACTTTTAAGTTCACTTACTTTGATGTGCCAAAAGAAGAAGTACAAAAAGAAGTGGTATCTTTCATGATTGAAAAGATTCATATGTACAAAGAGGGTAAAGGTAGAGCGTTTTCCTACTTTACTATTGTTGCCAAAAATTATTTAATTTTAGAGAACAATGGTAATTATAAACGATGGAAACGTGATGCGTTATTATCCGAGATGCCTGAAACTTGGAATCCTGAAAATGATTACAAGCAAACCCAGCGTAATAATGAATTCAAAGAATTCAATAGAATGATGTTGGAATATTGGGATAGGAACTTAACTACGATATTCACTAAAGAACGTGATATTCAAATAGCAGATTCGATTTTGGAATTATTCAGGAGAAGCCAACACATTGAAAATTTTAATAAAAAACACCTATACCTTCTAATTAGAGAAATGACAGGTTGTAAAACTCACTACATAACAAAGGTGGTAAACGTTATGAAAGACCACCAAAATAAGATGTTGAATGAATTTTATGAAACAGGAGAAATAGGAGAAGATGATGGTGAATATTGGTAGTTTTTTTAAACTTACTTATATTTATATTAAATGACGTAAGGTAGTTCGGCGCCGAACAATGATTACCTAATTATTTATAACAAACGTCCGTAATTTAAAGTGGACGAAAGGAAAGAACCCAATCCCTAAGATTGGGTTTTTTTATTTCCAATATTTATAATTAACGATAAATACTATTATTATGTCAATGGATTATGAATTGTTTCGTGGTAAAAAAATGAGTGATTTATTCGAAGATATTTACCGAAACCAACAAAACAAAAAGAAAAATATTTCTTTCCTTATTAAGGAAATCAGGGATAAAGCCAAGACACCAAGTGATATGGCAATCTTATATCCTATTATAAAAGATCTAATAGATACTTCAGTAAAGAATGATGATGCCTTAGTTAAAATGGCTGCAATTGCCCAACGTATTATTAATTCCGAAAATAAATCCGAAGGTGATAACGGATTTTTAACAGAAAAAGAAAAAGAGGAATTATTAGAAATTGCAAAGAAACAAGCGGAACAAGTATCCAAGAAACTAAATATTAGTAGTGATGAAATTGATTTAGGTGAGATAGAAAATAAAATCAAAGAATTCGATGAATCGGAGAACTAATACATCCCAACATATAGGACATACCAACAGACAAGTAAAAACTCGTTCGAATAAAGTTGGTGTTGTTTATGATGTTATCTTAAATGAAGATTACCCAAGTTTAGAAGAAAACGATTCTGAAAACTTTTCTTCGGGTAGAGATACTACTGCAATTGGTTCTATTGTTGCAAGGGAATCTGACGATTTAACAACGGGAGAAGGTGGATTAAAAGTTTATAGACCAATAGACCCACTTAACTTAGATATTCCTTTGATTGGTGAAACGGTTGAATTGGTATCAATCGGTAATATAAAGTATTACAGAAGAATATCAGTTGGTAATATAAATAAAGGTAACGCGGTTGAAAACTTTAACAAAAGGGTATATCCTATAACTGAAAAGAATGAAAATAACGCTCAATCTTACAGTACAACATCTCAAACAGGGATTGCAAACTCTAATCAACAAACCGAACGTGATACAAAACTTGGTGAATATTTTGAAGAATCCCAAGTTAATAGATTAAGATTATACGAAGGTGATAAGTTGATACAAAGTAGATATGGTCAATCTATCAGGTTTAGCGGGTACAACAATCCCGATAACGTACTCGCACCGACTATTCATATTAGGAATAGACAAAATGATGTTTCGATAGACCAATTAGCACCTGGTGATATTACCGAAGAAGATATCAACCGAGATGGTTCAACTATATTATTGACGAGTGGACAATATAAAATACCATTTCAGCCTGGTGTGGTAGATGATGGTGGTTCTTCTAACTTTGAATCAAAACCTGAAGTGTTTCAGGATTATCCTTCAGAATTAGTAGGTCAAGACCAAATGCTATTGAATTCAGGAAGAATAATACTTTCATCTAAATCAGGTGAAATGATATTTTATTCCAAAGGAAATTATGGATTTATTTCCGATGGTGTGTTTTCTATTGATAATGGACAGGAAGGTGCAAATCTAAACTTTAACGGTGATGTTAGATTTACTACAAATGATAACTCATTTTATATCCTTGGAGAAACAGGAAACATTTATTTAAATACTGAAGAATCTACTTCACCTTTGGTACGTGGTGATGTATTGAAGGAGTTATTGAGTAAAATGTTAGATTTAATAGTACAGCAAGTATATCAAACTCCTGCTGGTCCAACTTCACCTGGACCAACCAATCAAACGGAATTTAATAGAATCAAATCTGATTTGGATAGGATGTTATCAGACTTAAACTATACAGACCCCGAAAGCTAATGTCATTTAAAATATTCAAACAAAATATGTTGGCGTATATGCAAAACCAACGTGGGGTGGATTCTACTCAAAGTTTTGCTAAACGTCTTACTACGGAATATGATTTATTAATCCGTAGAGGATTTCAAATTGTCAATCAAGTTCCAATACAAAAAGGAAATAAAGAATTGATGGAACAATTGGTTCAACTTGCATTAATAAAAGGATTACAACAACGAAGTGGATTGCATGATGTAATAAATGATATAGGTAAAGGTATAGTTGGATATTGGACAGGAGCAACGCTAAGTAATCTTCCACCACCAATTATTCCCGCCGTTGGAGCAGTACAAAATATTTCTACTACAAGTGCATTGGTTACAAATCCTGGCGATTTTCCTGATTTAGGTCCTTCGATTCCTACTGATAATAGTGAGGTTTTTATTAATCAACTTATCAATGCGATTAAGATACATCTTTTATCAATTGAAGGAATTTATAATACCATATCTTTGTATCCAGGGGCTCCACCTCCACCACCTGCTCCAGGTTTCTTAGACTGGAGGGGATTTCAAATCCAATCATAAGTAGATAAAACTACAATTCATATATTTATATAAAGAACAAACAATAAGTTGTAATGGATACTAAAAAATTATCAAAAATAGTTAAAGCAATCGTTTCAGCAGAGGTTAAGCGTCAATTACCTGTATTGGTTGAGAAAGAGGTACAAAAGAAAACTAAACCACTTTTAAGAGAAATTAAAAGATTAAAAGAACAAAAGGTACAACCAACTGCAACAAAAAAAGAAGCAGAATCTGATATGTTTTCTTTGGCTGACCAAATATTAACCGAATCAAGAAATGAAGGAACAAGTGAAGGAATAAATGGGGGAACAAAATTATCAATGATGGATGAAGTGGAAAATGAAAAACATTTATCTAAAAATCCAATGATTGATAAAATTTTAAAAGAAACTAAACCATTTTCTGCTGCACAAAGAACGGCAGGCCCGGTTGGATTTGAAGCAAATTTACCTAAAGCACAACCAATAAATGAAGCATCTGGTGATGGATATGAGGAATATCCTACTATGAATCATAATCTGAAACCAACACCTGGCTCAACTCCAGTCCCACCTGATGTAAAGGCTCAAATGGCTGCTAAAATGGGATATGGTGATATGAGTACCGGTCCAAGTAAACAAGGATTAGGTGTAACAACAGGATTACCTGCTTTAGATAGAGTATTAAATAGAGATAACTCGGAACTTGTAAAAAGATTTAAACGATAATGGCATACGTTCTTAACAGAAAACTTGTAAAAGATACCGAACAATTTAACGATTATGCATACGGTATTTTACTTCCTGTCCAAAAAGGAGATACAGGATATTTTAGACAAGGTTTCACATCGTATGAACAAGCTAAATCGAATCTAAAAAATCTTTTACTTACACGTAGAGGTGAAAGAATAATGCAGCCCGAATTTGGTTCGGGGTTACATGAATTGTTATTTGAGCAAGCTGATGCTGAATTAGAAGAACGTTTGCAAGAAACAATAGAAAATACAGTAGGATATTGGCTACCATATATTAATATAGAAGAAGTTGATATAGAATTAACCGATGAACTAAAAGACCAAAACAGAGCAAATATGACTGTTAAGTTTAGAGTTGGAGCCGATATAAATACAAATGAAGTAACATTTACAATTCAAGGATAATGGCATTAAATAAAGTATCAAGAAAAAGTAATCAGGGTAGAGATATCAAATATCTGAATAAGGATTTCCAAGATTTCAGGAATAACCTTATTGAGTATGCCAAAACATATTTTCCAAAAACATATTCAGATTTTAATGAATCTTCACCAGGGATGTTGTTTATTGAAATGGCATCTTATTTGGGAGATGTAATGTCTTACTATATTGATGATTCCTTAAAGGAATCTATGATGCTATATGCAGAAGATAGAGAAAATGTTATTGCCCTTTCAAGATATTTAGGATACAAGCCAAAAGTAACTACACCCGCCTTAGTTGATTTGGCGGTTTACCAATTAGTACCAAGTGTAGGTACGGGTGAAAGTAATCAACCCGATTCACGTTATTATCTTCGTATTAAAGAAGGTATGTTAGTAGAATCAACCGCAACAGGAACACTATTCAGAACATCCGAATTATTAGATTTTTCTGATGATGATAATAGAGAAATTTCGGTACATGAAAGAGATGCAATTACGGATGAACCAACATTTTACTTGGTAAAAAAATACGTAAAAGCCATTTCAGGAACGGTAAAAACAGTACAAGTTGATTTTACTTCACCCGAACAATATGCTAAAATTAACTTACCTGATACAAATGTAATTGATATTTACGATGTTCGTGATAGTAATGGAAATAAGTGGTACGAAGTTCCATATTTGGCACAAGAAATGGTATATATTGATTATCCTATTAACCAATTTACTGATGGTGATTTAGAACCGTTCCAAGAAGATGTATCGAATGTATTAAGATTATTGAAAACTTCACGTAGGTATGTTGCTGAAGTAAACGCTGATAATACAACATCGTTAGTTTTTGGTGGTGGTAATTCAACTTCACCTGATGAAACACTTGTTCCTAACTTTAAGAATGTAGGATTAGGGTTGCGTTCATCTATTGATAGGTTAGGAGAATCATTTGACCCTGCTAACTTCTTGAAAACACGTTCATACGGACAAGCACCGTCAAATACAACAATTACAGTTTCTTACTTAGTTGGTGGTGGTGTAGAATCAAACGTAACTCGTGGTGATTTAGTTCAAATTCAACGAATTGAATTTGATGAAGATGATACGTTTTTTGTAAATGAAGAATTAGCGTTAGCAAGACAAATAAAAGCATCGGTAGCCGCTGAAAACGAAACACCCGCAACAGGTGGTAGGGGACCGGAAACCGTAGATGAAATTAGAGAAAACGCATTAGCAAACTTTGCATCTCAAAACAGAGCAGTTACTGCTAAAGATTATCAAGTTAGAGCATTATCAATGCCTTCCAAATATGGTGGAGTTGCAAAAGCATTTTGCAGACCTTATGGTAAAGTAGATGATAGAAATTATGCCCTTAACTTATATGTTCTTGGTTATGATTCAGATAAAAAGTTAGCATCACTTAATCAGGCGGTAAAAGAAAATTTAAAAACATATTTGAATGAACATCGTATTTTAACCGATGGTGTGAATATGTTAGATGGATTCGTTATTAATATCGGAGTTGATTTTGAAATTCGTGTGTACAGCGGATACAACAAACGTGAGGTGTTAGTAAACGTAATAGAAGCAATGAAAGAATATTTCAATATTGATAATTGGACATTTAATATGCCACTTAACCTTAGTGAAATAGAATTATTAGCAGCAGGAGTTGAAGGAGTACAATCGGTCCCAAAATTAGAAATTACAAATAAATGTTTGGGTAATTATTCAATTTATAATTACAACATTTCTGAAGCAACAAAGGGTAAAATTGTATATCCGGCAAAAGACCCGAGTGTATTTGAAGTTAAATTCCCTGATAGGGATATAAGAGGAAGGGTAGTATAATATGTATCAATTTTTTACGGCATCAAAGGATGCAACGATATACCAACATTTACCCACTAGAAATACTGGGCTAGATGAAATTTTGGAAGTATCCAAAGAGATTGTAGGTGATACCTTGGAAGTATCACGTTTCTTAATTCAGTTTAATACAACTGAAATTTCAAGTTCAATCGCTTCGGGAGATATTACCATGTCCAACGCTGAATTAATTCTGAAAGAATGTGAAGCTGAAGAAGTTCCACTTTCTTATACTGTTTATGGGTATCCTGTATCAAGTTCTTGGGAAATGGGAATTGGTACAAAATATGATGATTTTACAACCGATGGAGTAACTTGGAATCATAAGAGTGGTTCGGGAGTATCAGCATCCGCTTCTTTATGGGACACGGCAGGTGGAGATTTTATAACAAGTTCAGTTAGTACATCTGCTTTAGTAGAATATATAGGATATGATTTGGTATTTGATGTAAGTTCTTCATTAGATACTTTTATTGCTGGTACACTTCCAAATTACGGAATGATATTTAAGTTATCCGATGTAGCAGAAACAAATGATGCTGAATACGGAAGATTACAATTCTTCTCAAAAGAAACAAATACCATATATCAACCAAAAATTAGAATTGGTTGGGATGATCAAGTATTTAATACAGGCTCACTTACATCCGTTCCTAACGAAGAACTTCGAGTTACGGTAAAGAACCTAAGAAAAGAGTATAAAGTAGGAAGCAAACCTATTATACGAGTATATGGGAGGGAAAAATACCCATATAAAACATATACCAATCAGTATCAATATGATGATGTACAATATTTACCACAAACAACATATTACCAAATAAAGGATGCCGTAACTGATGAAGTTATTATTCCTTATGGTGAATACACAAAAGTAAGTTGTGATGCAAATGGAAATTACATACAACTAAACTTGGTAAATTGGGAAACGAATAGAAGATATTATTTTGAGTTTAAGGTAGAACTAAGTGGTAGTATCGAATATTATTCAAATGATAACTTGGCATTTAAAGTAGATAAATAAGAATGAATTTCTTCAAAGAGCAATATGAAAATTCTGAAAAAATACGAAACGGAATTGATGCTATTCTGGCTTCACCTGTTTATACAGAAGAATACAAAGATAGAATCCGTAGGTATTTAGAATTGGATACAATTGACCCCTTTTCTAAAGAGGAAAGTTTATCGGTGCGTGAAGGTGATGGTATGAATGAAATTATACTTTCTTCACGTAGAGGTAGTTCATCTGCTTTTGTTGAAAGACCTGTTTATATTGAAGATGAATTAGTTCGAGCATTAGATACTGAAGTTGATGAATTAATTCCAAACGCTCCAAAAAGTAGAATAGAAACAGTTCCAAAATCTAAGTTCGATGAATTAAGAGCATTATATACAGGTTCGGTATTAGATTTATCTGAAACAACCGAACAATTAAATAACGCATTAGGAACAATTGATACTTTACGTGGAGAAATAGAAACATTACTACAATCATTGGATGCCGAAAGACTTCAAACCGCCGTTGCAAATAATCAATTAGAAGCAACTAACGAAAGATATGCTTCATTACTTGGTGATTTCCAAGAAGCATTACAAAAAGGAATACAAGAAGCAATCGAGCGGGTATCATTGGAAGCACAAGTTCGTGGTTTACAAGCCCAAAAAGAAACACTACAACAATTATTACAAACTGCAACTGAATTGGTTGAACAAACCCAAGAAAGACAAGCAGCAGCAGAAGTATTGGATGGTGTGGTTGGAACGTATGATCAAGCAACGAGTTCAGGGTGGAAATTACCACAATCTGAAATTACAAGGGTTAATGATGTTCTGTTTATTCGTACACGAAATGATGATGATGTTAGAACCTTACAAGGTACTGCAATCAATATCTATAACTTTGCAGAAGAAGAACAAACATTTACAATTCAGGTATTAGGTGAAGCAAGTAATTATTTACAAGCACCAACATCTATAACACTTCCACCAAGAGAAGGAATTGCAGCTGGTAGAGGATTTATTGAATTGAGATGGAGACCATTGGGTAGAACGGGAAGTAGAAATAACACATATGTAGGTTCAGTTCAAATAAATGGTTCTTTAGGTGATTCACTTTCTATTGAAGCAAAATATGAAAAAGAAGTAAGGCGTCCAGATACATGGTCACCAAGAGGAACGGTAAGAGCAGTAGTAGGTTCAGAAAGAAATTAATTGAGAAATGGCAATAAAAGGATTTAAGGAAATAGTAGATAAAAGAGGGTTCAAGGTTGATAAGAAAGATCGTGAGATATTCGAACGTGCCGTTGCCAAATCAGCGTTCGGATTATTATTGGATAGTGTTTATCGTCATGGTAAAACAGATACCATAGAATTCGTTTTATATGATTCAAATGATAATCAATTACCACAAGGAGATAGTGGTGATTTAGTTCGTTATATCTACTTAAATGAAGCAAACATTGGTGAATATTTTACTATTGATGAAACCAATAGAAAATTAAATGATGCTCCTGAATACACCGTAAATTCAGAAAAACTAATACGTGAAGCTGGATATTCAAGTGGAATATTCAAAATACAAATCACACTTCTAAACAGAAGATTAGGTGAAGAAAAAAATCAATTTGATAAAGTTTGGATTCACGAAATTTCACCTTCAAGAACGGAAATTCGTATTCTTCCTACTAAAAATGAACAAAATGAAATTCTTCCTGATTTAGAAGAACGATATAACATTTTTATAAATGGTGGACAATTCAGAGATGATACTATTCTTGGTATTTATGCGTTCATAGAAGCAATTGATATTCAAAGAGTATTAGAAAATTTCTTAGGATTGAAAGGTGATGTAGCTAGTGGAGAAAACTATGTTAATCTTATTAAATCAGAATTCAAGGTTCTTGATTTTGAAAATATGTTATTCAGAATCAAAAGTAAATTTCTTGAAGCAATGGGGTACTATGCTGCAAATAGAGATTGGAATCCTGGTTCTTATTTATACGGTCAATACTTGGAAACAGAACCATCTATCGAATTATCGGTTCAGGAAATCCTTGATGTGGCATATGATGTTTTAGTACGAGCTATTGATGTTGAATTACCAAAAAGAGATTTACTTCAAGCGGCCGAATTGGCATTTGAAGAACAAATTACATTTGATGAATTACAACAAATTTTAGAAACGAGTACATCTAACTCGATATATGATAGTACCGTTCCTGATAGTATTAATGCAATTGTAAAAGGATGTACTAATCCTGATGCGTTGAATTATAATCCATTGGCAGTAGAAGATGATGGAAGTTGCCAATTTCTTATCCCTTCTGATGAAACATTCGAACCTATTATTATAGCAGGATGTACAGACCCGAATGCGTTGAATTATGACCCAACCGCAACACAAGATGATGGAAGTTGTACTTATCAAGCACCCGAACCTTCTACTACTACACAAACTTATTTTTGTCATACAGAAGGTGGATGTACTATCGTTTATCAAAATGCTGATGGACAAACATTGACAAGGAATTTTGCTAATACTACTGAAACGTATTATAGTTCTATAACAATAAGACATTTATCTGAGTTTCCTCCAATATTTGAATCAGGAGATATAAGAACATACCCTAAAGTGTTTAAAACACCTATTCTTAAATGTGATGACCAAGCTGCATTAAATTATAATGAACCTGGTGAATGTGTATATGGGTTCATTGGTAATGATCCAACTTTAATTGCTCCAACCGATGAAAGTGTTACGTTATATCCTGTAAGAGATACTTCCTTAACAACAACAATTGAAACAAGGACAACGTCAGATGGTCAAATAAGAATAGAAAACGTAAATTATAGATAACGAGTATATTTATACTCATATAAGAAGTTAAATGGCAATACTAAGATTAAGTTCAACTGATAGTTTAAGCACTGCAATTCTGCGAGAAGCGGACGGGACGGAATATATCGCGTTGAGAACACCTAGTATTACCGAAAGTACAAGAACTTCTACAACAACCGAATCAACAGGAACACGAACTATTTTAGAGCCAGTAGTAAGTACTGAAGATACTAATATTTCTATTACATCTAATACTGAACCTGTTTTAACAGGTGTGAGTGATGGTACTACTATTACACGTACACCTACAACTACAACTACGGTAACTGACCCTATTGCTATTGTAAGTGAACCTACAATTACACGTACTACTACTTCAGAACCAATAAGTTTATCAGATAGACAAACTGATGCACAACTTGGTATTAGTGATGTAGTTACAACCGAAGATATTGTTACTGACCCTACACCTACTCCTGTACCTACTGAACCATTAGTTTTAGTTCCTGAAGGAACTTTGGTATTATCGGTAACGAGTGATCCTGGAGCAGCCGAAGTTTTTATTTATACATCTGCTACACAAGGAACAAGTACAGATAAATTTACACCTAATTCACTTACATTTGATTATAGAGAATTATTAACTGCAAAAGGAATTAGAGTTGAAAAAGCTGGATTTACTTCTAATACTATCTACAAGATAGGTGCGAAAGTTCTTACAGACCAAACAACCGGAGTTGGTAGAATTGTTTATACAATTCAAAAAACAGTTGATGGTCAATCAACGGTTGAATCTATTATTGCACAGGGGCCTACAACTTTTAAAACATTAGAGTTTCCATTAACAGGTGAAATTATACCACCCCCACCACCACCAATTGATTCACCTACACCGAATACATACGAAGTAGAAGTTATTCCTAATGTTAGTGAAACGAATATTATCAGATATCGTACTTCAGCAGGTGATGAAGGATTTGTAACTAATGATAGTTTTACATTAGATTTAACAAGTACAATTGAAGGTGAAAGACCTTGGATTTCATTAGAACGAGTTGGTGTAGATACAACTACACATAATGTTAGTTATACGGTAACTAATCCTGGAGCATCAACTTCTCAAAATTATAATACCGATATAAAGAAAGAACTTTATGCAGGTTTAACAACAATAGAAGTTCAGGCTAATAAAATAGTAAATACTCCTACGGTGGGTGTACCAACCGTACAAATTGATGCGGTTAGTTTAGAACATAACTATAATTCTAATACTACATTAGATATTCCATATGAAACATTAAACGCTGATAGAGTTGTTTATACAATTGGAAATTTACGTAGAGAAGTTGGAACGAGTGGAGTAATTAAATTAAAAAATTCTGATTTTTCAAGTGGATTAGGACAATATACACTTTTTGTACAACCAATATCAAATACAGAAGGTAGTGGTAATATAAAATCAGTATTGATAAATGTGGTGAGTAAATCAACCCGCGAAGGTCCAGATATTACCCATATCAATTATCCATACAATATTAAAGGTTCTGCTTTTAAGGGGTATGATGAAGATTTCCAAATAAGTTGGCAATCGGTAAATACTAATTATGTAGAGGTTTATGTAACTAAAAAAGACCCAAGTAGAACACTTGCCAAAGTTGGTTCTTCAGGAGCACTTACACTTAATGTTGCAAATGTTTTACGTAAGGCAGGTACAACTTTTAATGAAACAACGGATGTTATCGCATTCGAACTTGTTTTAATTCCATATAATACAGAAGGTGATTCGGTAATTACTGGCAAAGAAGAAAAGGTTAAGGTGATATTTGATAAATCGGATATCAAGTTAAGACGTGCCCAAGTAATTTATGATTTAAATTCAGCGTTTAGAAAAGAATTAAATCCTGATATTTTCAATGACCAGATTTCTAAGTACTTAACACACTTTGTGCATTTTGGCGATGCTGATAATAAACTTATTACAACTTGGGGAATTGATACTGAAACATTCTCGGAGTACGAATTAAATGAAGAAACAAACCAACTTATAAAAGTTAAGGATGAAAAAGCATTGGTTCTTAAATTATATGAACCATTACCAACATCTATACAACCAAACCAATCTCTTTGGTTATCTAAGGTTCAATCCTTAACTACATTTGAACAAATTACTCTTACTGATAATGAAGTAGTAGATTGTATTGATTTAGAACCAAACTTTGCTTTAGATTTAGGTGATGAAATTGGATATCAAATACTTGATGATTTAGTTTCAAGTGGTTCTCAAACATCTACACAATTAGTAGAAGAATTTGTAAATAAAAATGAGTTTTCTACTGCCAAATTAAACATACAGTTTGAATCAGGTAGTGATTATGCTTGGAGTAACTTTGTAAAATATTCAAATGCTGAAGAACGAGTTGAAAACTTTTACTATAAAGTAAAAACACTTGAATTTTATGATGCTAAAATAGATGCCCTTCCAACGGCATCCATTGTTTCGGTTATAAATGAACGAACAAGATTAGAAAGAAATAAAACAGAATTAAAACAAGGATTTGATGCCTTTGAAAGTTTCTTATATTCTGAAAGTAGTTCTATATCATATCCAGGCGCAGGTGGTTCTGCTTTAAGTGCATCCAATGATTCAAACTCACTTACTTGGTATAATACCGCAATTAGTTCGGCACAAAACTTTGATAGATTTAATCAAGATGCCCTTGTAAATAATATACCAAAACATTATATCCAAGATTCTAATAACAACGAATATACCCTATTCTTTAACATGGTAGGAAATCATTTCGATGTAT